AAGTCTGTCCTTTATCCGTCAGGCCGGAAGCGGTGCGGCTTCGCCTGAGCCTATCATTGCGGCAAGCCCGTTGTAGATTTCTGTAACAAGGTCTTTCTGCTTTATCACGCTGCCTTCAACGTGCACCGAAACATTGATTGTGCTGCCGCGCCGCCCTTCCGCATTTTCGCGGCGGCGTTCGGCGTTCTTTCCGACAAGCGAATATGTGCCGCTCTTGATTGCCTCGTTGAACGTCTTCGGGATGATTCCTTCGCCCTTGTGGACTATTGCCGGCATGTCGTAAGGAATGTTGTCAGTGCCGACCGCGAAGCCGAAGAGGTTCTTGATTCCTGAAGCAATGCCTGTGGCGGCTGTCTTAAGACCGTTCCATGCGCCTACGGCAACGTCGGCTACTCCACCGGCAATATGGCCGAGAACAGGAACGACCGAACCCCATTTTTCGGCATAGCTTGTGCTTGTGCCGGTCTGGCGCGCGTCTTCCCTCTGGGTTGCCACGGCGGCTTGCTGCTGCTGGTCAAGCGCGGCGTAAGTGTTGTCCTCAATGTGCTCAAGCGCAACCGCCATCTTCTGCTCGATTTTGAGAATCTCAGTGTCGGCGGCCGCCTTGTAGGCGTTCTTCTGGTCGATGTACTGCTGGCGGCTGATAAGGCCCAGCTCGTACTGCTTCTGCAGCGACTGAATCTGATAGCGAAGCTCTTCGTTGATGTCGTCAATCTGAGCCTTGTACATCGCTTCGATTTTGGCGCGCGCCGCATCGGCGGCCTTTGACGCTGCATCGGCAACTTCGCCGACTTTCTCGCCCGCAATAGGCAGAAGCTCAAGCTTCTTTATGTTGACGAAAGGCAGCTTGTTGAGCGCGGAAATTATGGCGTTCATCACCTTGATGATGGCGTTGCCGACGGGGCGGATAACCTTGTTGTAGAGCCATTCAAAGGCGTGCCCGAGCATGTTGAGCGGAACGCTGACAATCTTGATTATGCCGGCAAGCACGCGGAGGGCCGTGGCGACGACGCCGACAACGGGCTGAAGTATCTGGCCGATTGTCTCGCCGATGTCGAGCAGTATGTCCACGATAGGCTGCAGCGCATCGTTTATCAGAAGCTCAGAATAGCGCATCAATCCTTCAAGGATTGTCGAGAACGGGCTCAGAAGCTTCTGGACGTTCTCAATCGAGAAAACAACTTTCGAGACGGCGGAAATCAGCTCCGTAATCGGGCTGCTGCCGGCCGCCATTGAGAACACTTCCGTTCCTGCCGCGCCCTGCACGAACGTGCCCAGAGCGTATTCTCCTACATCTTCTGCAGAATAATCGCCGGAATCTATGGCTTCCCTTGCCTTTTCGGCGATATATGTGTACTCTTCCTGCAACGCGCGCATCTGAAGCTCGTGACGGTCAAGGATGCGCTGTTTTTCTTCTTCGGCAAGCTTCTTTTCGTATTCTTCGACTTTGCCGGCGTAATACTGCCTGAGGGCAGCTTCTTCTTTTGCATAAGCCTGCGCCTGCCCTGAGCTTTCGTTGCAGACTTCCTGCCAGTTTTCGCCGAAAGCCTCGGCGGCATTTTCTGCAAGCTTTTTCAATGAGTCCTTTTCTTCGTCCTGGATCTGCTCAAGTTCCGTGCGGAATTTCTTAGACCATTCGGACGTGAATTCCGGGCGCGGCTTTTCTTCGGCTGCTTTTGCGGCTTCCGGGTGAAGCTGCTTGTAGAGGTCGTCATATCTTTTCTGCGCTTCCCTGACAATGATTTCTGACTTTGTGCGGTTGTATCCGTCCGTATCTTTATATTCGCCGGTTTCCGCATCATATTCAGAGACCTTTGCCGTAAAGAGGCTCTTCGCTTTTGCAAGGTCTGCGGCTGCCGCTTCAAGCTGACCTTCGGGAGACTGCGAATATTGCCGGTCGCGCCATTCGCGGAGCTCGTCGGATGCGGCGACGGCGGCTTTTTGTTCCCTTTTGGGAATCTCTTTTTGGGCTTCTGCCCTCTGTATTTCCCATTCCTCAAGCTGCTTCTTTTTACTGTCAAGCTCCTTCTCTAAGCTTTGGCGCATGGCAGAGTTTGCAGGGCTGTTCAGAGTCGGGTCGTTTTTAAGACGGGCTTCAATCTCTGTTATTCTGCGGCGTGTGCCTTCAACGTTGAAGTCTGCCCAGATTGTCGAAAGGTTTTTAGAAAGCTCCTCGTCGGACATTTCTCTTACAGTATTGATGTAATCTTGCAGAGCCTGATCTGCAGAACGTGTCGCCTGTTCCTGTTCTTTCATGGCGAGCGACTGTGCGTTGGTAGCTTTTTCTGCGTCCTTTGCTTTCTGTGCCTGCATGACATATTTTGCAACAAGTAAGCCAATGGCGGCCGCTGCAACGGCAATAACAGGATTGAGAACGCCGAGCGCAAGATTGAAGCCCATCTGCGCGGCTGTTCCTGCAATGGTTTTGATGATGAAGCTTGTGAGCGCAAAAATCATCTTTGTGTTGAGCCAAACTGTTATTGCGGTAAGCGCGCCGAGCAGCACGCCCTTTACAAGCGGGCTGTTGTTGATGGCGTTAGCCACGTTGGTGAGCCACTCAAGAATTTTGCAAGCCGCCGGAAGGAACATGTCACCGATTGACGCGGCAAGCGAATTGAGCGCTTCGTGAAGCCCTGCCCACATTGACGCATAAGACTTGCTTGCACGCTCAAGCCCGCCGAAATATGCACCGCCTTCGGCACTGAGCCGCTCAAGCGCAGTCTGAAAATCTTTGAACGAGATTTCGCCCTTGCTTGCCATTTTGATTATTTCTTCTGTAGTTGTATTGAATCCCTTTGCAAGCTCATCGAGAATCGGCACGCCCTGGTCAAGATAGACGTTGAGCACTTCCATGTCTGCCTTGCCTTTTGCGCTTGCCTTGCTGAATGCGTTTGCGAATGAAATCATCTTCTGGCTGTTGCCCTGGGCAATGTTGCCCATGCGGTTGAGCGTTGCCGTAAGGTCTGCTACAGGCACTTTCGCCGCAAGGAAAATCTTTGTTGCCTGTGTGGTTGTTTCAAGGTCGAACGGCGTGAAGTCGTTGAACGGCTTTATCACGTCGTCAAAGAGCGCGGCGCCTGCCTGCATGTCACCCAGGAGCGTGCCGAATTCTTCTCGCGCCGTCTGGAACTGTCCGGCAAGCTCAAGCGCGTTCGCGCCCGCGCCTACAAGCATCTGGTCAAATTTTATTGCGGCGGCCGCAACGGCAACGCTGCCGAGCTCGCCTTTGAGCTTGTCGAAAACGCCGAAAAGCCCGTTCTCTTTCAGTTCGAGCTTTTCCGATTCGTCGCCGAGTTTTCTGTATTCGTCTATGAGTTTCTTGCATTCAGCAGATTCGGGGTTCATTCCGTGCTGAACGAGGTCGAGGATTCCGTTTTTGAGCTTCTGCTGCTCGCTTTTGAGTTCCGATGATGAAGCGCCGAACAGCTTGAGCGATTTCGCCGTGCGCTCCGCGCTTGATTCAAGCGAGTCTATGGTCTTCTTAACGTCGTCTGAACTGCCTACAAAATCGCCTGCCGACTTTTTCAGGTCTTTGAAGTCCTGGCTTAGAGAGGTGACTATTCTTGCAGCGTTCTGCGCTTCAACGGTAATTTGCAGTTCAAGTGATTTGGCGTTCATTTCGTCTTTCTGTTCCTGTACAAAAAAGGGCAGCCGTCATGCTGCCCGAAAAAGTTTAGTCGTTGTCGCTGCCGTATTTTTCCGCTTCCATGCGGCTTTCCTCAACAGTGAGGGCGGAGAGGGCTTCAGTTATCCAGGCGGGCTGCTCTGCCCATCCTCCGCCGAACGGCAGTGTCTCAAGGTTCTTGGTCATGCAGTAGACGTACCAACAGATGTAGAACTCGTCCGTCAGATAGCTTTCAGCGTCTTTCTGCATGATGATGATGTCTTTGCCTTCATCGTCCTTTACGCCTGTGACCCACCGCTTTTTATCCCTCTGGCGCGGCGCAATCTGCGCCTTGTGCACACCGGTCTTTAGGACTCGGTATGCGATCCGGAGTTTTTTTCGTCGATTTCCGCCTTGTCAAGCTCCTTGTCGAGGTGCTCGACGATTTCCCTCATCAATGGTTCGAACTCAATCGGCGCGTTGATAAGGTCGCGGGCGTTCGCAATGTTCACTGTGTTGCCCTTGTCGTCCTGATATGATGCGCCGTGAATTGAATTGACAAGCTCCACGAGCGTCTGCTGCTCGTCGCGCTCGACGACAATCTCCATGTTCTTGATCTTGCCGTTCGAGTCGGCGATTGCCTTGCTCTGCGGCTTTGAGCGGCAGCGGCTCTTGATGGTGATTGTCGGGGCTTTGTATTTGACGACAATCTGGTCACATGCCGGAAGATTCTTGTTTCCCATGAATTCAGGAACGAACGTGCGTTCCTTTGAAATTGTTAAAACCATGTTTTGCTCCTCATAAAAATGCTTTCCGGCGGCGTAAAAACCGCCGGAGTTTTGTTGTTCTGCTTAAGCCGGGATACCGGCGGCGCAAAAGACTGAACTTCTTTTATTGTCCGTGTGCGCCGCCTGCGGGTTTGCTACGCAAACACCGCTTAAGCCGGAATATCCAACGAGTAGAATACCGGGTCGATGCCTGTAAGGCTGAAGTTCGAGTCGTAGCTCTGGGCGCTGCCTGAATCTGCGCCGAGCTTCATGCCGTACATGTAAATCTGCGCAAAGATAAAGCTGTCGCGCTCGCCGCCAGACTGAGCCTTGTTGATGTAGCCTATCATGTACATAGACTTGTTGAGCGCGTCAGAAACGGTCACGTTGCCGTCCTTGTCGCGGCGGAATGTCTTGACAGTGCGGTCAATCATGCCGTCTGCTTCATCGGTGATGCCCTGGATGAAAAGCTGCTTGCATGTGCCGGACGCGTCCTTTTTGCCGGGGCGTGCTTTCTTCCAGCCGTCGGCAAGAACTGTTGTGTCAACCTTGTCCTGAGAGATGTCGATTGACCAGCCGCCGCAGTCTGCAAGCTGCTGAAGCACGAGCTTCTTAACCTTGTCGCCGGCGGCAAGCACTTCCGTGCCGATTGCCGGGTACATTTCGCCGACGCGCATCTTTACAGGGAAGAACGAATTGGCGGCCATTGCTTCGATAAGATAGAAGCCTGCTCCGCCCTGGTCTCCGGCTGCACCGCCAGCAAGCTCGTCAAGAGACTTTGCGCCGTCGCCTTCAATGACTTCTGCCGAAAGGTCGCCTGAATAAATCTGTGCATCGTCTCCGATAAGACGCTTGATTTCCCGTTTTTCACTCATCTTTCTTGCCCTCGCTTTTCTTGAATTCCGGCTGCGCCTTGTGTGCAGCCTGTGCGCCGTCCTGTGGTTTTTTCTCCGGCGTTATCTGCTTTCCGTCAACGGTCTCTGTTTTCTTGAACATGCGGCCGTCGCGTGTCTCATACTCGACCTGATTTTTCATGCTTCCTCCTTCGGGAAAGATATGATGCAGATTCTGTCATCCTGCACGTCCTGCACTGCCGTGCTGTCAGGGCTGTCGATGAACGAATCTTCTTCCGATATGGCTGTGACAATCCGTGTGTTCGCTATTGCTTTGCCTTCCGCGTCTTCAAGTCTGATTTCCTGCGAACCTTCTACAAGGTAGCTGTCAAGCTTTTCGATTGCGTCACATGCAAGCTCAAGGCCGGTAAGGCTTTCTGCAGTGCCGCTTACGGAAACGCGGATGCGCGCCGAGCGCGTGCCGTATGTTCCGCGCGGCTTTGACGGAAGCCATGTCTTGAGCAGCGACACCTTGATTATCACGCCCTTTTCGTCAACGCTCGACGGCGTGACGACAACTTTTTCCTGCACGGCGCGTTCAAGCTGCTGTGCGAACAGGTTGAGCACTTCATACGTTTTCATGTTTTCGGTGCAATCTCCTGCATTATCAGTTTCACTTCGTAATCCGAAAGGTAGAAGAATTCGCGCTTGGGGATTACGACAGACTTTTTAAGGTAATAGACCACGCGCGGTTTGCCTTTCGTGTCTGACGAGCTGTAGCAAACAGTCCGCCCGATGCGGAAAACCGACGCGCCGTTCGAGCGCAAGCCTGATAGCACGTCACCGGGCTTTTTGCCGTAGGTGCGCTCAAGTTTACGTGCATACGGTGACGGAATGAACAGCCAGTTTTTCTTTGCCGTAATCGTTCCGCCGTTGTTGTGAAGCGGCGCGTACTTTGCAGCCGTACCGACCGATACAGTTTCGCGCCCTGTCACCTCATAGGTGATTGAATCGCGCAAGCTTCCTGTGTCCTGAAGCGGCTTGCCTTTTCCGCGGTAGCCTTCGGTTGCGGCAGAAAGCGGGCTCATTCCCTCGCTCCGGTAGATGTGCTGCCGGATAAAGCTTTCCGCCATCGCGCCCGCCTTGTGCACGCGGTTCATGTCGCTCAAATCTCTGCTAAGGTTTTCGAGCGTGCCGATTGCATCGTCCGCCACAGCCTAGCCCCTGTGCAGCGCGCGGCGGTAATCCGTGAAGCGCGCGTGTTTCTTCGGTCTGGCTACGGCAACGCCGGTCTGCACCGTGCGCACCGAATCATCCTCGCCGTCGGGGAACTTGCCGAAAGCCGCGATTATGAGGTCTTTGGCAAGTATGCGGTATTCGCGCCCCGCTTCTTCGTGGCCGAGCGCGATGTGCAGCTCATAGACCGTGTAAAGCAGGACGATTTCGCGCACGACCTTGTTGTCAAGGTCAAACTGCACGGCAAGATAGCGGAAGATGGCGCCGGCGCGAATCTGCGCACGTTGAACCGCGCGGAGCGTCGTGTCGTCGCTCGATTCCGAAAGCTGCTTGTACAGGCTTGCGCTCAGGCGGGCGCGGATTTCATCCGCCGTGATGGCAGTGCCGAAAGGCTCGAACATTGTTGCAGGGTTTTCGGCCTGCCCTGTTGCCGTCTGCGCCGGTATGTCTGTTATGTCAATCGGGTCTGGAATTCCGCCGTCTGCCATTTTCCGAATTTTCCTCTTTCAGTTTATAGATTGCCGCATCAAGTGCGGCAATGACACTGCTCCATGCGGCAATGACACCGCTTTGTGCACTAAGCTACGGTTACTGTCTGTTCGCCCATCTTAGAGACGGCAACGGCAGGAACAATCTTGCTTGAGCCGACAATCTTCACGCCGTCAGGGTCTTTCTTGTAGACCGGCTTTGCGAAGAAAGGCATAGGCGCAAGCTTTGCATCCAAATCATCAAGCGCGCAGTAGAAAAGCTTGCCTGTGTTTGCAGCATCGAACGTGCGCACCTTGCCGTCAGCAAGAATCGGCGTTGCCGTTGTTGCAAGCGGCAGCGTGTATGTGGTCGCGCCGGTCAAGATGTGGTACTTGCCGAAAAGAATCATTCCTTCCGGTGTCCAGACGACAGGCGCTGTTGAGCCGGAAGCAATCACGATGTCGCAAACCTTTGAATAGACATTTGAAGCCAACATGAAGCGAACCTGGCCGCCGGAAAGCGCGGCCTGCTTTGTGTAGAGGTCTTCAAGCCATGTCTGCAAGCCCGCAAGGTTCGCGGTCTTGATACTGGCAGTCTTGAAGTCTTTCGGCGAGCCGAGGTCAAGCTCGAAGCTTGTGGTTGCGCCGTTCTCGTCCTTGATAGGGAACTTGATTTTGCCGCCGAATGCCTGGCGTGTCATAATCTCAGAAGAGAGCACGACTGAATCGCGGAGCTCTGCGATGCGGTCATTCATCTCTGCCTGGATTGATTCGGCATCGCCTGAAGCAATGAGGTCGTTGATGTCGCGGGCAGAGAGGAATGTTGACGGCTTGAGCTCGCAAGGCTCGATGATTGTGCGCTTCTTGCCTGTTCCGTCGATTGAAACGGAAGAGCCGCCGCGGGCTGTGAGCGGAACTGCTCCGATTGCGCCGGTCACTTCTTCAAGCGAAAGGAACGGCGAAGCCTTCTGCTTGCGTGCGGCTGCCGGAAAGAGCAGATCCATCATCGGTGTCTGCAATTTGGGCAGACCTGTAACAACGTCGGCTACTGCCTGACGTGTGAAAAACTTATTGATTGTTCCTTCGTACTTAATCATAGCTTTTTCTCCTTTTGTGCCTATTCTGATTCAGCGAATGCGCCTGTTGCGTAGATGCCGCGTGCGCGGAGTTTTGCGCGGACTGCTTCCGGCGCTGCTTCGCCGGCAAGCAGAAGCTTTTCAGCGCGGACTGTGCCGTGAACACAGACGTTGAGGGCTGTGTCCTTTGTCTTTTCATCAAAGTCTTCAAGCAGAACTGCGTCATAGGCGGTGTCTGCCGCTGCGCCTTTCTTATAGCCTGTAGCCGTTGCAACGAGCACGTCACCGACCTTGAGCCCTGTGATGTTGTCCTGCATCTTTGCTGTTTCGACGATGTGATGGTCGCCTGTAAGCACTGTCTCGTGCTTTGTTTCGATTGTTCCTACAACTCCGTTCATGGCGTTCTCCTTACATTTTTTCCATCATGGAAGTATAGTTCTTGCGCTGCTGCCCTTCGGCGGCGGCGGTGTCTGAAAGGTTCATTTCGCCCGGCTCGACAGGGAGCTTGATGTGCGAAAAGATTTCTGAGAGCACTGCGACAGGGCTTTCTTTTTTTGTGCCGCCGTCTGCATCAGAAAGCTCGATTGTGCGGCCGCTTTCAAAAGCGTCGCAAAGGTTCAGAAGCTTTGCTGTGTCGCCTTCGGGAATCTTTCCGGCGGCGGCTTTCTTGAGCTGTTCCTTTTCAGCTTCAAGGCGGTTTCTGGCGCTGTCGGCAAGCAGCTTTTCGTTCGCTTCGTTGGCTGCCTTGAGCCGTGCGTTTTCTTCCTGCATGGCTTTGATTTCTTCTTCTGTCATAGAAGTTTTCTCCTTTTTTGGTTTTGTATCAGAAAGGTACAGACGCGCTGCGCCTGCTGACGGCATTTGAATAAAGTCGTCTTCGTCGGATGCGGCGACTTTTTCGGGCGTGGCTTTGTCGAGCGCTTCGCCTATGCTTTTTTTGAGGTCTTTGATTGCGGGCGGCTGCTCGCCGAGATAAGCAAGGTGATGAAGATACATCTTGCCGTCGGAAGCGCGTTTTTTCGCGCCGATGGAAACATCGGGAAAGTAGCCCTGTTCAACGGCATCATAAAGAACGTCGTGTTCTTCGATTTCACCTGTGAGGGATTTTTCCTTTTCGTCGTAGCTGACCGAAACGACGTTGCCGAGTCTTGGGCTTGCGGCGTCCGCCCAGTGCCCGAACTGTATCGGGGCTGTCTTTTGGTCTGGGAACGTTTCGGCGATTTCGCGCAGGTCTTTTTCGGTTACGACAATCGGATTGTCCGTTGAGCCGAATATGCCGACCTTTGCAAGTTCTCGTTTTCTTGTTTTCATAACTAAAGCATAGCGGTGTTTTGTTTGTGTTTCTTGAATTCTGGCACAGTGGTTTTGCGGCGGTTTATGAGTGTTTGAAGGCTGTTAAAATGGTTTTTGAAACGGACAAAAAAAAGCCCCGGAGGCTGTGCACCTTCGGGGCTGCGGATTACGGTAGGTTGTCTGTTATTATGGTTCGGCAATAATTTCATCGCCGCTTGAATAGAAAAGACCTTCGTATTCTTTAAATCCTTTATTATCGTCTTTTGTTTTTGAGGCTTCTTTAGCAACCTGCTGCTCTGCTGTTCTTGTCAGTTGTATAGTTTTACAAAGCTCTTCTTTGCCTTTTAAGTAAGTCGGAATGTTTCTGCCGATGCGAGAAACTTTGCCGTCAAAATCTTCACTCATGTTCAGATAATGTTTTTCAATATACGCATCAAGGCTTGTTTTGTTGCAAGGGTTTTTCATGTAATCATATTCTTCTGTTTTTACGTCTTTTAACTTAAGAACGAATATCGGGTATTTCTTATTTCCAAGCACGCCTTTCAGGTTTTCAGACTTTAAGTAATATAAAGACGACTGCAACGAATCAAAGCCGTTCACCAAATCTGCAACTTCTACAGATATTGCTATTTCTTCTTTTGCTGCATACTTTCCAAGGCGGAAGCCACAATCTATAGACGGTCCGATAAAATCGAACTTGTTGCAATCATCTTCTTTTATTTTTCTGTCGATAAAAGGAACTTGTCCCGTCCAGACACAACCTTTTACGTCAAGCTTGTCTTTTGAGATATACCAGTCTTCAAGAGTCTTTTTAAATGCTGTTACAATACATGGGATTTCGTTTTCCTGAGTGATTTCCATATAAAACAGAATTTCATCTCCGGCATGTTTCCAGACAATAACATTATCCGGTAAATATCTTAGGTTTCCCTGATAGTCATATTCTGCTTCCAGATGTTTTTTGAATTCATCTGGAAAAGAAACATAAAAATCAGTAAAAACATTGTACCAGTCAATTGGAGAGTCTTTGCCGTATTTGAGGGCTGTTGAACCTATGACATCAACACTAAGGAACAGGAATAACTGAGGAGCGTTAGTCATTTATTGCTTTTTTTTCAATCCGAGGTTTACACAACGCCAGTCCATTGCCGTCAATGAAACTTTGAACGCTTCAGCCAATGCAGAAATGTTTCCGTCTTTTTCTGAATACAGCTCCCTTACTTTTTTTTCTGGCATTAAAAAAGCTGCGGCAAAAGAATTTGCTTCTCTTTCAGTTTCGTCAATATCATCTGAACGGTTTGCGTTTATCTCAATCTGACCAAGTTTCGAGTGCAGGAAATAATGACCAAGTTCATGGGCAATGGTAAAAACATCCCTTATGTGTGACGTTGCCTTTGACAGATAAATTGTAAAGTCATCCTTTCCCCTGACTACAATAGAACCGCCGACAGAATCTTTTGGGCTGTCTGTGTATAGTATTTCGCCATGCAGTTGATTTTTGACATATTCAATAATATCAGTTTCGCCGGGCTTGTAAGAAGTTTTTTCGGCAAACATTTCTGCCAGTTCGTGAATCTGTTGTCTACTGAGATTGGTAGATTTCAGTTTATCCATAGAAGCCCCCTTTTAATATTGATCGAAAAAAATAACAAAAATATTATAACACCAAATAAAAAAATATGTGAAATTTTTATTGACAAACTATACATTTTTTATTTTTTCCTGTCTATAGCCGGAAGCGGCCGGGAGGCTTTGGGGTAAATTTTGTTTCTTTAACGAAATTTTAACGGTTTTTAGCGGACTTTCGGGCAAAACTGGATAATTTACCGTCCGGGCGGAAAAAGGGCTGTTTTGGGGCGTTTTCGGGTTTGGCGGAACGGCGGACGGGAACGCCATTTTAGGCGGCTGCATTACATGGTGAATCTTGAGACGACTCCGCGCACAAGATGGAGCGCGCGGAGGTCTGTCTTGTGCGATTTACAAAAGATTGTCAGGGCTCATTAAACGGTTTTCGTGTAGCCAGCACAGGACACGTCCAAATATACGAAAATCTTCACTATCAGCATCAACAGTACGCAAAAGTTCTGCATCGCGTATATCTCGATTCTGTACGGAATAAATACATATTTTACCTGTAAGTTGTTCAAAACGCAGAAGCTTACAGTATACGTCACCTGCAAGGCTAAACACATACACATCATCATTGTATACTGTCTGGTTAGGGCTGCCATCAAACAAAAGAATATCGCCATCCTGAATACCTATGCCGATCATTGAAACGCCTTTTGCACGGAATGCATATATTTTCCCATGTCCTTCAAGCGACGGAAAAACTTCAAGAGGTCTTATATACGATTCTATATTGTCTCCATCTTCAAGAGTCTCTCCTCGGCCACATGATACGGTTTGTCGAAGCAATGGAACTATAGTAATCGGTTTTTTTTCGGGCAATAAATCGATGGGGATACTCATCGGTCCTTCTCCAACCAGTAAATAATTAGGAGATATCCGAAATCTATTATACAATGCCATTATTAACTTACTTGGGTTTTTGTTTTTCCCTCTTTCAATGTCATTGATATAACCATTGGCAAGTTGCAGTTCTGCTTCCAGACGTTTATTGCTATATCTTAATTTTTCTTTAACATTTTTTATTCTTTCTATGAGTTCTTCCATGTTTTCATCTGTTTTTATTTCTTCTAAGGATTCTTCATAATCAAGATATTCGCCCTGTTGTTTTGTTTTTGTTATCATCTTCATTGCGTCTCGTAATGTCATGTCTTCAAGCGATTCGGATTTATCCTTAAACAATCTATATATTTTAACCGAACGGCATACTATATCATAGCTAATGTGAGTGTCTTCAGGTAATGTATTTGCAATGTCTTTTAAAGAAGTATCACGAGGCATTTTTAACATTTGCTTCCACAACCATTCTCCTATTTTGTAATAATCAATTGCGGTATTCTGTTTTCTTTTACCCAAATTTTTACATAGTGTAAGTATCTCTTCCTGCTCAGAAATCATGTTACTGCTCATTCTGCTTCCTTTTATTAGGAAATATCCGATTTTTGTAATTTTTTCTTGACAAAAATTAGGATATATCCGAATATGATTGATATATGAATACTTTATTCACACGTAAAAGAACGTGCTTTTAGGCGTGAATATTCTATTCACTTTATCGGAAATTAACTTTTTGTGGTTAGCAGAAAAAAGGAGGCGCAGATGAAGCTGTTCGCCATCTGGATGAAAACGCTCTGCAAGCTTTGGCAGGCAGAATTTGAGCTGACGGAAGTGCAGAACGAATGCCGCCGTCTTGCCGCCGAGAACGCACGCCTTAAGGCAAAGGAGCTGCGGAATGAAAACAGGGCTTAGGCGGCCGTATCCTCTGGATTATGAACGCAAGAGGCGTGTGATGATTGAACTTGCACGGCGCGGGCTTACTGTGAGCGAGCTTGCACGGCGTATTAATTACAGCCAAGGGCATGTCTCAAGCTGTATCTCCGGCCGGCTTCTGTGCCGCCCGCTTGAAGAACGCATAGCCGAATATCTCGGCCGCCCTGTGCAGTATCTGTTCCCGGAGCGTACGGTTGCGCAGCTGCTTGCAATGCAGGCGGCAGAGGCGCGTGCCAAGAAACGCCGCGAAGGGGCGGCATGAGGCAGTTCGTTAAGACGGCAGAGCTGTGCGAGGTGCTCAAGACAAACCGCAGGCAGCTTCTGGAACGTGCTCGCCGCGAAAAGTGGCCGCTTGCAGAAACCGCGGGCGGCGTGCTGTTCGTGGCAGACAGGCTGCCGCTTGCGGTGCAGATGCGCCTTACGGAGCGCAGCATTGCGCAGCGGCGCGAGACAGGCCTTGCGCCTTTGCAGCACGGCATTGCGGACGCACGGCAGAAAGACCGCGACACCGCATCATGGCGCGCCGCGCTCATCGTGTCGTTCCGCAATTCGGGCATGAACGCTGATGAATTTATCAGCCGCTACAACAGACAGGAAACGGCGCGCGCGCTTTATGCAAAGCTCGGCAGCGTTTCTGTTCCGTCTTTCTACAGGTGGCTTAAGGCGTTCAAGACGAAAGGCGCGGCGGGGCTGCTGCCAAGGCAGAGCCGCGAACGCGGCGGCGACGGCGCGACATTGAGCGAGCGCGAGAAGGAGCTTCTGAAAGCTTATTGGCTTGACAGCACGCAGCCTTCGATGCAGCACGCTCTGCGCAAGATGCTGCTTTCCTGCCCCGAAAGCCGCTGCACCTACGAGACGGCGCGGCGGTTCCTTTCGGCGATTCCGCCGACGGTGAGGGATTTCTACCGGCTCGGCCAGTCGCGCTGGGAGAACATGTACCTTCCGTATACGGAACAGGCCGTAGCGATGTATTCAAGCCTTGACTGCGTGGTTTCTGACCACCACTGCCTTGACTGCGTCGTGATGTACCACGGCAGGCTCATACGCCCGTGGCTCACCACGTTTCAGGACTACAGAAGCGGCAAGGTGCTCGGCTGGTGTCCGTGCGTTACGCCTTCGAGCCTTTCAATCATCGTGGCGTATTACATGGTGTGCTGGTACTACGGCGTGCCGCCAAAGCTGCTGTTTGACAACGGCAAGGACTACCGCTCAAAGCTTCTCAACGGCTGGAAGGTGACGGAAGTCAATGACCTTCCGAAGGCTTCGGCGGAGCTTGAAAGCGAGGAAACTGAAATAAGCTTTGCCGGAATCTTCGCCACGCTGGGCAGCGACGTGCACTTTACGCGCACGTACCACGGCATGTCGAAAGGACGGCAGGAGCGTTACTTCCGCATAATCGGCGAATACCTTGCGAAGGACATCGGCTCTTATGTCGGTTCAGATTCGCGGAGCCGCCCGGAAGAAGCGCAGCTTATGTTCCGCGCCCTGAACGGCAAGGCGAAGCGGACGGACGTGCCGGAGTGGGAAGACTTCGTGAAGCTTTGCAACACGATGATTCCCTACATAAACGACACGTTCGTTTCCGAGGGCAAGGGCATAAAGGGAATGACGCGGAGCGAGGCGTTTGAGAAGTTCAAGACGCACGAGTTCCGGCGCGTAAGCAAGGAAGAGCTTCAGGCGGCGCTCTGTTCCGGCTCGGTGCGCAAGTGCGGGCGGAACGGCGTTACGGTGAGCGGAATCCATTACTGGAACGACGCGCTCGCGCAGTATGTGGGCTGCAACGTGGTTGTGCGCACGAAGCTTGTGTTCGACAACAAGGCGCTTGTGTACACCGCCGACGGAAGGTTCATCTGCGAATGCGAGGGCGATTATTTCTGCGAGGACAGGAACGACATGAAAGGCACGTTCAAAAAAGTTGAGGGCGCGAAGAAACATTCGTTCGCGCTTGCGGCGGAGCTTGGTGCAACTGGCGAAGTTGCGCTGGACGCTGACGCGAAGATTATGCACAAGGTGGCCGCCGGAATCTACGACCAGTCGCCTGACAGCATAGACGACATCCTCGGCATAAGCTGGGATGACGCGACCGACTATGACAACGCGGAAAGCGGCTCAAACGGCGCGCACCGCGGGGGCAAGGCTGAAAAGCCAAAGAACAAGTACAAGTCAGCCCTTGAGGCTGATGAGCTGGATTACATCGACATTCCAAATCTGAATGTCGGGTAAACATAAGGAGCGTTTATGAACACAAAAGTTAAGGAGCTGCTTGAGAAGACGTGCGAGAAGTACGGCATGAGCTTCAGTCAGGCGGCAAGGGAGATGGGCTATTCGGGACCGGTCCTTTCGGCTTACCGCAGCGGCACATACTCGGGCGACGTTGAGAAGCTTGAGAACGCCGTCGTGGTCTGGGCGGGGCGCACCGAACAGGCTCACGCACGCAAGAAGATTCCGACAGTGGAAACTTCTGACCTTAAGAAGATTGTGAACGCAATCGGCATTGCGCACACGGAAAAGGACATCGCGCTCATAGTTGCCGACGCGGGCGCGGGCAAGAGCACCGCCGTGCGGTTCTATCAGGACAAAAACCCGAGGACGACGCTCGTCGTCAACGTTGTTTCGGGCATGAACCGCAAGATGCTCGTCACGGACATTGCGCGGCAGATGGGGCTTGACACCGTGCGCGTGCAGCTCAACGCGCTTATCAGCACTGTGGCGGCCACGCTTGCGGAGCGCAACATGGTGGTGATTCTTGACGAGGCCGACTACCTCAAGCCGGACGCGCTTGAGTTTACGCGCCGCCTTGTCTATGACCTCGGCACGAGCGGACTTGTGCTCGTGGGGCTTCCGCGCCTCAAGGGTTATATCCAGAACCTGCGGAACGACCACCGCCAGCTTGAAAGCCGTATCGGCGTGTTTCTGCCTCTCGGCGGGCTTACAAAATCAGACGCCAAGATAATCCTTAATTCTGTGTGGGAGGACGCGGGCGACGAGATTCTCAACGCAATCTACAACGTCTCGCGCACGGACACAAGGCAGTTCTGCAAGATTATCGAGCGCGCACAGAACACCATGCTCATCAACAAGGTTAGCAAAGTTGACACCGACATCATAGAGCTTGCAAGCCGTCTTGTGATACGGCGCAACTGGAGGTAAGGCGTGAAGACTGACGAGATAATCCTTTACAAGAAACCGAGGGCTTCGAGCGCGCCGACCATAATTGACGGTCAGATTTTCTGCACGGCGGAAGAGCGCGAAGAGCTTTATGAAATCTGCGAGCGACTGAGCAAGACAGGGCAGAAAATCGTTGAGCTGACCCGCAGCGCGGCGAACGACTACTTTCTTATGGGCGAATGGCTCTGGAAGCGGCTTATACAGTTTCCGCGCGGCTCTTCGATGAAAGACCTGCAGCGCGCCCTACCCGAAGAGATTCATCTGAGCTATGACACAATCTGCCGCGCAATCAAGGTGTACCGCTTCTTTGAAGGCAGGCAGGAACTGCTTGCAGACCTGTCGCTCCGCGAGGTGATGCGCATGATAACCGGCGCGAAGCAGCAGGACAAGAAGCCCGCAATCCGCTATGAGGAAGACGAGGAAGTGCAGCTTGAGTTTGATGCCGACGAGTTTTTCAGCCTGCCTACGCTTTCGGGCGTGGAACTGGAAAACACGCGCTTCGCCACGCAGGACAACGAGCTTTTCGTTATCCGCAAGGGCTTCGGGCGCGCGGAGCCGATCGCCATTTTCTATGAGAGCGTTCCTGACGACGTTGCGCTCCAGACGGCTTACAACCAGATGATGGCGAACATCCAGCGCGAGGCTGAAAAGTATTTTGCCGTGGTTGAGGCGCAGGGGGGTGTATGACGTGGCTCAACAAGCGCAAGCCGCCCTATATGGAATCGGCTGAATACATTGAGCTGACACCGGCAGAGGTGTCAAAGGCGGCTTTCGCGCTGACATACGAAGGCGCGAGGGTTGCGGCGGCGGCATTCTTCATGCTCGCCAATAAGCAGGGCTTGAGCCCTGACTGCATTTCAAAGGTGATTGAAACCGGCGATGACTTTCAGCCGGTTCAAATAAAACAAACAGCCGCGGAATAGCGGCAGAAGGAGCTTTATATGCAAAAAATCGTAGTTGTACCTAAGGACGCGGAAGTGATTCCGTCAGAGAACGGTCACGCATTCCTTGCAGGGGTGCTGCTCAAGGTTACGGCGTTCTGGATGCGCCGCATCATCAAGATTATGGGCGAACGTCCGGCTGTTGTAGCCGTGTTCCGCCTTTCTTGCGGCGAACTGCCCGGAATCTTGGACAAGGCAGCAGAGGAAAAGCCGGAAGCTGACCAGGGCAGAATCGGCAGATGGCTGTATGAAAAAAGGGCTGAGGAAGCTGCGGAAGAGCCGACGGAAATTGTGGAGCTTCCGGCAGTGAAAGAGGCTGAAAGAGCCGCCGCCTCTTGGAGCAAGACGCTTGCAGCGCCTGTAAAGCCGTCTTCTAAGGCCGCTAAAAAGCCTTTGAAAAAGGTGCTGCGCCCTTCTGTTGCGGCCGCGGGCGGGGCTGAAAAATGAACCGCGGGGCTGTTGAGCGTCTGCGCCAGCTGATTGAAGAGGCGCGCGATGCGTGCACGGCTGGGCTTTACAACAGGTCTGCAAGGCTCTGCCTGCTTGACGTGGGCGCGCTTCTGGTTGAGATGCGGCAGACGGTAGAAAACGAGCTTGCTACGGAGGATGCCGATGGCACACGGGCTTGACGAATGCTTTGAGCGCATAAGGCAGGCGGCTCTGCCCGGCATGGAAGAAGCCGGAAACGACGCGCCGGAAGCTGCAAGGCAGAAGCCTGCAACGCCGGTGACGGTGAAGGAGATTGTTCAGGAAAAGTTTGAGGTCATCACGATTCTGAACAAGTGGCTGATAAATGCAAAGGTGCGCAAGCAGAAAGAAGCCGCCGCATCTTGCGAAAGGATTATCAAGTTCATCAACAAGGTCTGCGCCTGGTAAGCGCGGCCAAGATTAAAGGAGACAGACTATGGCAGTAAAGAACCTTAAGCAGGCAAACGAAGCATTGCACCGCATTGCGGAGATTGAATGTACGGTTTCTAAGGAAACGGCTCTGAAAGACACCGTGATTGCGGACGCGAACAAGAGCTTTGCCGACAGAACGGAAAAGCTTGAGACTGAAAAGATGAAGCTCGTTGAGGAGCTGCGCAAATTCTCTGACGCGCACCGCAAGGAGTTCATCCCTGACGGCAAGCTCAGCGCCGACATCGGAAGCGGAACGCTGGGCTACAGAAAGAACCCCGACAAGATTGAAGTTTCGGCTGAAACTGCGGAGCTTCTTGAAAAGGCGGGCTTGGGCGCAATGGTCAAGGTTACAAAAGAACCTGTCAAGGCCGCTCTTAAGAATCTTGATGAGGCGAAGTTGAAGGAAGTCAAGGCAAAAAGGATTCCCGGCACGGAACAGTTCTTTGCCAAGGCCAACGAAATCCGTCTGACTGATTCACAGGCTGAAGCTAAGGCTTCTGCCTAGCACGGCAATGACAGGCAGCTAGAGTCTACTGGATGTCGGCTCCGGCTGCAAGGGAGGAATTATGGCGACACCGGCACAGAACAAATGGATGAAGGTTATTCACATTGCGAAGAAGGAGCTAGGCCTTTCTGATGACGAGTACAGGGCTATCCTTTGGGGCGCATGCGGATGCGGATCAAGCAGGGAGATTAAGAGCTGGGAACAGTACAAGCTTGTGCTTGCGGCGTTCAAGACGCTCGGCTTTCGGCCGAAACGCGGAAACACAAAAGCCCCTGCCGGTGAAGCCGTTTCCCCTGACAGCACTGCGGCTGACGGCGCGCGCGGCGGCGGGCATATCACCGGGCGGCAGGAATATTACATACGCGGCTTGTGGAAGCTTGCGAGCCGCCGCAAGGACGAGCAGAGCCTCCGCGCGATGGTGCGCAGAATCGGCGGCGTGGACGACATAAGCTTTCTTCCGCGCCGCAAGGCTTCCGCCGTGATTCAGGCTTTGCGCGACATAACCGCAAAGGCGGGGTTCAACCCAGACGGGCCGGAGGGGGCTTGAGATGCTTTTGACCGTGAAGGAAACGGCGGACGCAATCGGCATCTACTGGCGCGACGTGTACTATCTTGTGGCGGTCAGCATGCTTGCTGCTGTCAGAGTCCGCGGAGGTCTTAGATTTTTTCCTGAAGATGTGGAGGGGTTTTGTGCTGAGCGAGAAGACGAAGCACGTAATAGAGGAACAGTATCCGGCTATTATGGACGCAGAAGATGTCATGAAGTTATTGAGAATTTCAAGGCGGACTCTGTACAGGCTGATGGAAGAAGGGATGCTGAGCGGATGGAAGGACGAGGATTCGGTCTGGAGCTTTGCCCGGAGCGACATAATCGAATTTCTCGAAAAAAACTATACGATATAGGTCAGCTTTGGTTTGATTTCAGGGAGGTTGGCTGATGAATGAAATATTTGAGTACCGCCCGGCCTGCTGCACAGACAGGCCGCTGACTTTTGAAGAGCTGCTTAAAGCTTCTGGAGTTGAAAGGCATTCGCTGCGCTTCATTATGGGAGACCACGGCATCACGGCGGAGTTTCGTAAAGGTCGCAAGGCGTTCTATTCCGTTAAGGACTGCAACATGGTGCTTGCAGACCCGAGCTTTGCCCGCAACTGGTACATTGAAGGCTTTTACAATCTGAGGGAAGGCGCGGAGCTTTTCGGGATTCCGGCGCATTACATCCAGACGGCAATCTATAAACAGGAGATTCCTGCAAAATTCCGGAATTTCGGCAGGAAAGGCCGGACGTGGGTTAGCTGGAGCAACCTTGAGAAGCTTCAGCAGGCTTACGAGCAGAAACAAAAGACGAAGCGCACAGTCCAGGCGGAAGCCAAGGCAAAAAAGGCTGAAAGCCGGATGCAGGACGAGAAGCTTGAAGAGCTGTTCGCCAGACACCCGCTTGTAAAAGACGCAAGGTGCTTCCGCCTTAGCTGGTGGCCGGAATCTGAGCCGGAGTGTTTCAGCTCATGGGAGGAAGCATGACGGCGCATGATGCGAAGCTTCTGCTTTATCAGATTAGCGATGTGATTGACGTTGCGGCGAAGTTCCTTGAAACCGCAAACGAAACCGAGAGCGTCAAGGCTGTTTCCGTGCTCAGACAGTCAGACGGCGCAGTGGAAAAGCTGATGGACTGGGTTGATGAGCGCGGATGGGAGTTGGAAGCATGACAGACGGCGAACTTATAGCGGTTATCTCAATGGTGATAAGCGCAGTAATTCTTTACAAAATTTTGGACGGCTAGAGGAGATGAACGATGTGGATTAATGAATATGAGTTCGGCATAAAATATTGCCCTGAACGAATAACACCGTCTGGAAGGTCTACGCGTCACTGGCAGCTTGCCGTAACAACACCTTCTGACGGTTTCAGAAAGTGCCGCGTGTTCTATTCAAGACGTGCGCTGCTTAAAGGAATCTTTACGCTGTACCCGAAACGGCTGTTAGGCGCGCTGCTGAACATACACTGAATAAAAAGCCCCGGACGTTGTGTCTGGGGCTTTGTTGTTTATTAAGCAACGGATTTAAAGACAGTTCCTACATCATTTTTTGAAACTTTACCTTCTAAGATTTCAAAAACAGCAGGAGCGTCTTCGATTATACTATGAGAAAGAGTGGGCTGAATTTTTATCAAGGTAGTTCCGTTTGAGATAAGACCGTCAAAATAAGCATCTTTTGTTTGCCCGTCTATAAGCTGTTTACCATTAACAGTAATAAAGCCTGTCATTTTCATTTCAAACATTTGAACCCCCTTTCAAAATTTCAAGCTGCTTTTTATAAAAGAGCAAGCTTTCTTTTGTTACTTCAATTTCATATTCTGTTATACCATAAGCTTTAGCATTTTGCAATAATTTTTCTTTTGCTTCAATTTCACAAAGACAGTTTTGAATTCTTGAAATATTCGTTCCATATTTTCTTATTTGTCCCCAGTGAATTAACTCTTCAAATAATCCAGATGCTGAAACTTTTGAATGCATCATAATATCACCAGAACTAAGAATTGTAGCTTCTCGTCCTGTACGTTCGAGATATGCGTCAATTTCTTCGTTTTGTTCGATACTATAGCCAATTTTCTTAAAAGACTCTTTAACTCTATTAAGGACTTCTTTATTTACAGGTTTCTGCTTTGAAAGAATTTCCTTTGTCTTTTCCGAAAAAAACAACATTTCCCGTTCCTCTTTTATTAATTCAAAGATTCCGAAATCTTTTGCACGGTTTATCATATTATCGGTCATTTTCCACCAGCTTTCCTTATCCAATGGGTTGCCACCGAAGCCGTCCTGCGGTTTGAATTTGGCGAAGCGGTTCATCGGAATGTCTTCAACTATGTAGCCTGTCTTGGCGACCTGAGAGCCGTAAATCGGGCAGACGGACGTGCGGCAGTTGAAGTGGTACGGCGGAAAGCCGTATTTCTGCCAGAAGCGGTGTCCGACAGGCAGAATTGCGCCGTAGCCGGATTCTACAAGCAAGTGACGGCAGATTTTGCTTGTGCGCTCGTCTTCGATGACAAGAAGCTGATAGGCAACCGCGCCTGTGTCTGCATATTTTTCAAGCTTTCCTGCCATGTACGCGCTCTGCGTGTTCGTGCGGAAAACTGTTTCCCAGTAGCCGGGCTTGAAAGACGGATTGCCGCCGAGAGAATCTTTGAGCGTCTGCCAGCTTTCCGCATAGGTTTCGCCTTTCTCAACGGCATCTGCAAGAATCTGCTTTGCGGTTTCTATCTCGGTGGCAGTGCCGAGCTTTGCCATTGTGAAAGCGCGGAACTGCAATTTCCTGTTGAGCGCATTCCATTCGTCTTTTGTCATGGGAACTTTGCTTTTGAGAAAATCTATTGCCTCTGTGAAAGGCACTTTCTTGTTCTTTATGTCGATGCCGTCAACTTTTGCAAGAATCTTTTCGTCTTCGTCGGCTGCGTCAATCTGCTTGCGGTTTTCGGGCGGTATCTCTTCTTCTGCGTGGAACTGGCCGAGAAGATACGACGCCGCTACAAGCGTATGGCACGCTTCTATCAGCTCATCATCGTCTTCGGGAAAATATGGCTGTTTAAGAGCGTCTTTATCCGGCGTTTTAACGCCGTTAAGCCAGAGTGTTAAGAGCTTTTTAAGAGGGCTTGAAACTGCCTTTTCCGCCGCAGCGCACAGGCTTTCAAGCTCGGCGATGTTCGCCTTTTCGCGCCTGAAAGCCGCGCTGTCAGCTAAAAGAATTGAAAGTTTTTTTTTACGTCCTTGCCGCTGCCGTCAGAAAGCATCATTCCGCCGGCAGGCTGATGCACGAAAGAATCAGCTTCGTCAGCTGGGCGCGGAAGGCGGTATTCGTCATAGAGCGCATTGCGCGAAACAGGGATTCCGTGGTCAATTGCGCGGCATACTTCGTCAAACGTGGCTTTTTTGGCAACGTCAAACTCAAGCTGCGGCGCTTCAACGCCCTCGCCGAAGTTGAGCAGTACGGCATAATCAACGAGCTTCTGGATGACGTTCTGCAGTTCAAGCGCGATGCCCTTGCAGTCTTCGTAGAGCAAATCAGCCTGAACCTCGCCTAGCGCAAGGCTTCCGCCGTCTGTCTTGCTTGTGGCGATTGACTGGCCGGTAAGTCCGTAGCTTATCTGCACGTCACAGGCATCCACAAGCTCCTTGAAGTCATTGAGGCTGCCGGACATTGAAAGCTCGTGTATTGAATCGACGTTCGCCACGGCAGACGCGCTGCCTGATTCGATGCCGAGAAGCATTGACGCTATGGTGTTCGCCCTCTTCTGGAGCGTCTCTTCGTCGCCGTCAGCCTTGAAAAGCGCGATTATCGACTTGACGGAGAATTTCTCGGTCGCCTGAAGCCAGAACTCGTAGCCGGCGCGCTTGAACATCCACGGCCAGTAGACGCATCTCAAGACAGACGTGCCGTAAGGATTTTCGTCGTCCGGGTCATGCTGCATGACAAGCCATTTGTAGTTCTGGTCAAGCGCGACGCGCAAGCCCGCCTGGTTGTGGTAGAGGTTCCAGCCGTGGTCAAAGCTGAACCGTTCCGGCTTGCGTGTGATGAGGCTTTCTGGAAGCCATTTGCCGCCGTTTTTGGCTGGGTCTTGCCAGATTATCTCCGAAACCGAAAAGCCGTAGTCGAGCGCGGAAAGGATCCTCTTCTGCTTTTTATACATATTGCGGAACATCGGCATTTTCTTGATGAAGTCGTAGACGGCATCGGGGCAGTTTTCGCCCTGCCTGAAATGCTGCGGAAAGTTGAGCGAGACCGTCTTGAGCTTGTTCAGAAGGCTCTTGATGCGCGGGTCGTTCCGCATCTGGCGGTATGTGTCGTAGCTTTCCTTTGTGCCTGAAGCGATGTCGTCGGGGTTCGGCATGTAGCTCAAGAAAGTGCCGAGTATGCCGTCCGTTATGAGCGAAGAGACAAGGGTGTGTTTATCTGGTGTCTGTGTTTTCTGTTCTTTCATTGTATACCTCTGCATCTGCTGATGATTGATATTGCTTTCTGCGCGTGCGTGCGGAAACTGCTGGTTGCGCCTGCGAATGTGCCGGACATGCCTTTTTCAGCTGCCTTGATTGCAAGGTAAAGGCCGTCGCACAAGTCGTCGAAAGCACCCATAGGGAATTCTGTCAGCTGTGTTATGATGTTCTCGCAGCCTTTTGCCGGAAAGCGGACGAAGCCGTTCTGAATGAGCATTGAATAGCTTCTTATGCGCATTTCCTTCGGCGTAGAGCCGACCCCGATAAGCTGAATCGGAAAGTAAAGCCCTTTCTCTGCGCCGAGCTTCTGTATGTATTTGCCGTAAACGCCGGAAAAGACTACATTTTCCCAGCCGATTGCGGCGAAGTGATATGCCCTGTAGAGCGTTTCCATTTCGGCAAGCGTCTGCTGCTCGCTGCAAGCCTGCGAGAAGCACGGAAGGACATAGATGATGCCTGTTTCCTTGTCTCTGGCAATTGGAACTTCCGCCGTGCCGTCGTGTGCGCCTGTCGCCGGGTCAACGCCGAGAAAGAACTGCAACCTGCTCCGGGGCGGAAGCTCTGCATAGCGGAATGTGTCAATCCATTCCATCTGGATTATGCGTTCCTCGTCCGCGAGCGGTTCGTTCATGTATTCTGTTGAGAATGCCGCAACGCCGATTGTCTTTTTCTTGTCGAGGAGCGTCTGCAAATCCCAGTATTCGGGCCAGAGCGGAATGCCGTCTTCGCAGATGCACGAAAGGCGCACCGCCGTCCAGTTCACAAGGTCGCCGTTCTCAAGTTCGCGGCAGAGGCGGCTTATAGGGTCGTCGCCGTGAAAGATTGTGTTTACCCAGATGATGAAAGCTGATTTTCCGAGATTGAACACGACGCGCTTTAGCCATCTGTGAATCTTGTTGCGCTGCGTGGGGCTGTTCGTCGCCTCGTCCTTGAGAACGTCGTCTATCACGATTAAGTCCGGGCGGTACTGGCGGAATCTTGTGCCGCGCATTGACGCGCCCGAACCCTTGCTTTGTATGCACGTTCCGTTTGCAAGCTCTATGCGGCGGTTTGTCCAGCAGCCGCCCTCAAGGCTGCCGAAGTCTTCGAGTATGCGCTCGTTTTCTTCTATTTCTGTCTTGATGTTCACCAGGTTTTCGCCGGCCGCATCGCCTGACGCGCCGATTAAAAGCACGTAGCGCGCGCGGCCTGTGAGCACGCACCAGAGCACATAGGCGAAAGACCAGCGCACGGTCTTGCCGTGCTCGCGCGGCTCTATGAACATTGCGCCCGAAAGCTTCTTTGAGGTCTTTAGCAGGTTCTGGTATTTTCCGCGGACGAAGCGCTTGAGCTTTTCTGCAAGCTCTGCCGAAAGGCTTCTTGTGTTGGCCACTTCGTAGAGAATCTGCTGATATTCGGCAGGGTCTTCGTAGAAATAATCTGAAAGATAGTGGCGGCAGAAAAAGCCGAAGTCGTTCTTTGCCTTTTCAATGCGTTTTTGCTTTTCTACCGCGCTTCTGTCTTTTCCGGCGAGTTCCGCAATGAGTGTGCTCATTTAATCTCCGTCTTGTCGATGATTGAACAGAGCTTTGTTAAAAGCTCGGGGTCGCTCTGTATTTCTTTTGAAAGTTCCGCCTTGAGCTGCGCTTTTGCCTTGTCGAGCGCCTTGACGGCTTTCATTCTTGACTGGCTGAGCTTGAGCTGCGTTTCGGCAATGCGGCTTGCGCTGCTTACGAGCTTTTCGGGGTCGTCAAACTCAAGGCTGTCAACTGTGCGTAGGTCTTTCGCAATCAGCGTGGAAAGGTGCATGGTCATCGCTTCGGCTACTTCCGTTCCGGGGTTGTCGGCGAAGACTTCGGCCATTGCTTTTGCGGCTTCAATTGCTTTTTTGGTGTCGGCGATTTCTTCTTCGTGGCTTTTGATTACGCGCCTGATTGATTCGCGCGAAAAGGTGACGTGAAGCCCTTTTTCTTCGAGTATCTTGTTCACCTCTTCGGTGACATAGACGATTGTGTTCTTGCCGCCGTCCCATTTGTCTACTATAAGCTCTACAAGTCCGTTGGCGGTTGCTTTTCCCTTGCGTCCCATGCTATGCCTCCAGCGGAATGAGTATGCCCTGGTCAGGCTCGCAGTTGCCGTCTATCAGGTCTATTCCTTTTGGAGTGATTTTGTAGTAGGTGACGTTCATGTTTGCCTTATAAGGGTGCGGTGTTTCTGTCTTTGAGCAGTAGCCTTTGTCGATGAGGTACGCTGCCGATTTGTCTATGTCGTCCACGGTTTCGTATGCGTGATAGATTCCGATGAGCGACGTGCGTTCTATGCCGTCCGGGTACATGTCGGAAAGCAGCCTTAAGATTTTGCCCCTCAGTATGTTATTTTTCATGTTTTCGTCCTTCCGTCAGTTTCAGTATTTCGTATGGGATTCGGTTTATCTCGTTTCTCATAAGCTGAATCTCGCTCCGCCATCCTTCGGTTTCGCGGAACAGCATTTCTTTGGTCACGGTTTCTTTTTCAAGATATTTGATGTCCTTTTCTGCCTGTTCAAGCCGTTTTTCTATGGCCGCATCGTGTGCGTCAGACTGTTCCTGAAGCTTGTCAAGGCGCACTTCTATTGATTCGCGGAATCCGTTCAGCTGCGCGGGCACGCTGTCCGCAAGCTTGCGTATCTGCGCGTCGGTTGATGATTTGAAGCCCTCGAATGAGCAGCGCGTGCTGTTGTTCTCTTTTTTGACTTCCCTTATCACAAAGAAAGCGATTACGCCCATAAGTATGAGTGTTCCGCTCATGCCGAGTGTTGTGATAATCTTGTCGATGCTTGTCGCCACTGCCATTCCTTCCATTACTTGATTCCCCTTATGGCAAAGCCCGCCGCTCCGCCGAGCACAATGTAGAGCGGAACGAGCATGCGGTTGAGCTGTCTCTGCGTTTCAAGCTGTGTCTGATAGCGCAATGCTTCTGCCTTGAGCTGCTCGTTGAGCACGGCAAGGCGTGCGCTTTCTGGTGCGGCTTCAAGAAGCCCTGCCTTGTAGCCTTCGGCATAGGCCTGCTGTATCGAAGCTTCCGCTTCTTCTTCTGCTATGACGAGCAAGGCGGCTACTTCGTCAGCGTTGTAGCTCCTGCCGGATTCTATTCCGTACTCGCTCTTTATGTCCGCTTTTAAGTTCTTCGAGCTTTGCGTCATTGCGCTCTGCGTGAGCAGAACGAGCAAGCAAATCATTGCTGTCAGCTTTTTCAATTTCGCTCTCCTTTTGTAATTTTGCTTTTTCTGCGACTTTTTCAGCTGCCTTTTCCGCTGCTGAAAGTGCGTCTTTTCCGGCGGTTTCGGTCTGGTTTTGTCTGCTTTTCAGAAAGAGAAAGAGCAGCGCACCGAAGACCGCCGCAAGCGCGGAAAGCAGCTTTTTAATCTTTTGTTTCAGCTCTGGTTTCATCGCTTTCCTCTCTTGGTTTCGGCGGCGGAAAAAGTGGCGGTCTTGGCGATGTCGGCAGCTTTTCGAGCCACAGCGAGATGTCAACAGGGCTGAAAACAAGCGCGATGAACGTGCCGATTTTGATTACGTCGTTAATTGGAATGACGATTTTGGTTGTGAGCATGACCGCGAAGCACAGCAGCACGAAAATGACTGCCGCAATCTTTGCGCCGAGCGAAAGCTGTTTGCCTTTAAGTTCCATCTTTTCTCCTTTGTTTATCCTTCTATGATTTGCGTGCGCTTTGTGCGCTGTATGACTTCTCTCTTGAATTGCTCCCATTCTTGCGGCTTTTCCACGAAGTATTTGGGGCAGTTTTTGCCGGTCACGTCGTAATGCCGCCAGAGCGCGGTTTCTGGGTTCAGTCCGTGCTGCATGCACAGAAGCGCGCAGAGTTCTGCCGCCGAATCGAGAGTTTCGCTTGTAAATGCGCCGCTCCAGTCTGGGTGGCACAGCTCTATTCCTAGTGTGCAGTTGTTCGGGTAGTACGAAAGCTTTTGAAGCGCTTCCGGTTTGTATGTTGTAGCGCCGACATGGTAGGCGCGCTCGGTGGCTGGTATGCACTGTATGATTTCGCCTTGCAGCCCGATGACGAAATGGGCACTTGCGTAGCGTTCATTTTTCTGGGCTTGGGTTTGGTTTTTAAGACTTTCAAAATAATTGCGGTTCTGTGTGGCTGTTGTGCCGGGGTTTGCAACCCAATGAATGACGATGCCTTTTACGTTGTTGATGTATGTTCCGGGGCGAGAAAATGGGTTGCGTGTAAGCAGATTTCTTTCTATATTCAT